AGACATCACTTCTCAAGGTCGCTTGGCTAACACCAATGCTGCTGCTAAGTTGGTTAACTGGGCTGGCGCAACAAGCACTGCATCTCCTAACGGTATTGGTATTGGTGCAACTGACGTTATTGTCCAAGCAGCATTAACTCCTACCGTTGCCGACGTAACTGCAGGAACTGTGCAATACACCATTGTTTACGCTGTTGCTGATTCCACTGGCGCACAATCTCCAGTATCTGCTTAATTGATCTTGGGGGCTTCGGCCCCCGCATTAAAGGAGATTGATTATGAATCAGACACCTGTAAAACAGGCACACTTAAACGGTAGTGGATTTCTTGTTCTTGGGCGCAATCGCGTAAAAGGTATTTCTTTTACTGGTTCAGCTACCGCTGGATTTGTGGCGTTATTTGACACCACTACAGCACCTGTAACAACTGCAACCTACGGACGTTCGGGTACAACCGTAACAGTTACTCAAACTGCACACGGATTGGCAACGGGTGATGTAATTGGTATTGACTTTGCAGCAGGCACAGGTGGCACGGCTACCAATGGTAACTACGTTGTTACTGTAACCAATTCAAGCACATTCACTGTTACCGATATTAACAGCGGAACTATTTCTGCAAGCCCTGCAATGGTGTATTCAAGTCGGTGGCTGCTTTCGTATGACGTAGCAGCTAGTGATTCGTTTAATAACTCACCGTTTATCCCTGATGATGGCGTAATTGCCGTTAACGGGGTTTATGCGTATTTGTCTAACGTAGTAGCTTGCAATATTTACTATGGCTGATAAGAGTTTTGATCTTGTGGGGCGCAAACTTATGGTTGCGATCCCCTGCTATGACGGCAGGGTAAATATAAAGACGGCGTTTGCTTTAACGGCGCTCGTCCCTAAACTAGACAAGATGGGCGTACAGATTCAGCTTTCTCATTTGTCAGGATGCTCAATCATCACCAAGGCGCGTAATGCGCTGGTTGCAAAGTTCATGGAGTCCGATTACACTGATCTGTTGTTTGTAGATTCAGACGTAATCATTACTCCTGAAGCTGTGGTTCGTTTGTTGGCCCTGAGCGGCGGCAAAGACATCACGGCTGGCTCGTATCCACGCCGCGCGGATGACCGCAAGTTCTTCCTCGACTTTTACCTAAACGAAAATGGTGAGTTGGAGTTTGACGAAAACGGATTGATGCGTGTAAAAAATGTAGCTACAGGTTTCATGATGATCCAGCGCCATGTGCTAGAAACCATGATTACTAACCACCCCGAGTGGAAGTACTACAACAACGTGGAAGATACGCATGAGTCGGCTGTGTTTGATTTTGCTATCGTTGACGGAAACTACATCGGAGAAGATTACCTGTTCTGCCAGCGCGCCCGTGCGGAAGGCTTTACAGTGTTTTTAGATACCGACATCAGCCTGCCGCATGTAGGCACTACCGAGTTTTACCGTAACTTTGCGGAAGATGCCATGAAGCCTTTATTGGCTGAGCATGCTAAAAAGCATTTAAAGGTAGCAAATGGCTAAGAAAACCCCATCCCTTGCAGTAGGTCGCGGCGAAAAGTTGCCGGTCTCTAAAGGGGCGGGGTTGACTGCCAAAGGCAGGGCTAAGTACAACGCGGCTACAGGGTCAAATCTTAAGGCGCCACAGCCAGAAGGTGGACCCCGTAAGAAGTCATTCTGCGCCCGCATGTCTGGCATGCCCGGTCCGATGAAGGACGAAAAGGGCCAGCCTACTCGCAAGGCTGCTTCACTAACAAGATGGAAATGTTGAGGTAAATATGGCTAAAGCAACCGATATAAGTGATTTGAGCAAGTTAGAAGACGAAAAAAAAGAACACGACAAATTTTCAACAAAAATGGGGGCGTATGCAATTGGAGCGTTGAATTTAGTGCCGTTTCTAAATCAGTCTGGTATTTCATACCCCGGGCCCCAAGAATACGAAGGCAAAGGGAGGGCTCTCAGCCGATCTATTGAAGCGGAACGCGAAGCTATTAAAAAGGGCCAAAGAGATTACATCGTTCAAGACGGGGCTCCGCTTCCTAAAGGTTTTATTGAAAAAAAAGCAAAAGGCGGTAAAGTTACAGCTTCCAAACGTGCAGACGGCATTGCTCAGCGTGGTAAAACTCGTGGGAAGATGTGCTGATATGGAAATGAACACAATCTGGTCGGCAGTACTTTCTGTTTTGATGGGTATTTTTGGTTTATTTGTCAAAGAAAAGTTTGCTCAAATGAAAGAAATTGGTGAAGATACTAAGCGTGTGGAGCGTCTTTTAAACATAACCCGCGAGGAGATTGCCCGTGATACAGTTACTCAAGCAGAAGTTCAGCGAATTACTGACCACATTGACCAACGCTTTAACAAGCTTGAAGCAAAAATTGACCAGCTTATTCAAGCGGGGAAATGATGCCAAGTAGCTCTAAAAAGCAACACAATTTCATGGCTGCGATAGCCCACTCGCCATCGTTTGCTAAGAAAGTAGGAATCCCGCAGTCCGTGGGAAAAGACTTTAACGAGGCTGATAAAGGCCGTAAATTTTCAAAAGGTGGCGACATGAAAAAGATGAACATGGGTGGGTATGCAGATGGTGGCATGACTATGGTCAATAAGAACGGGAAAATGGTTCCTGATTTTGCTGCTGATGGCGTAGGAAAAATGGCTAAAGGAGGCATGGCAGCCTTTGAAAAGTCCGGCAAAGATGTAGAGAAAAAGGGCATGCGTGAAGGCTCTAAATCTGACATGGCCATGGACAAGAAACAAATGATGGGCATGAAAAAAGGCGGCATGGCTGAAGGCGGCATGATGGACAAAGCCCAAGACAAAGCCATGATCAAAAAGGCTTTTAAGCAACATGATATGCAAGAACACAAAGGCGGCAAGGGAACATCCTTGAAGCTTGCAAAAGGCGGGTTTACCAAAACAGCCAATGGTATTGCTAGTAAGGGCCTAACCAAGGCTAAGCAGATCGTAATGAAGAAAGGTGGGAAGTGCTAATGGCTACCAAAAAACGCGCAAAACGCTTTGATGGAGAAGATGGCTCCATGGTAGGTATTCCTGATCAAACAGAGCAGGAAGCAGCAAACGAAGCAGCAATGACTTCTGCAATGATGCGCAGACGCGCTGAAGAGGAAGGCGCTCGTGATGAGAAAGCCATGCCTTACAAAGACTTCATGAGCGAAAAAGAACCTGAAGCCCCTGCAAGAAAACCCCGTGTTGTAGCGGCTGTTCCTATGAGCAAACCATCTGCGCCCATGCGAGCCCCTATGGCTGCAGCATCTAGCATGCCATCTGCTGGCGCAAGCTTGCGAGCAATGGATAATGCAATGACATCCAAGGCGGATAAAAAAGAGATGTATCGCGGTTTTGATGGAAAGATGCGTGAAAAATCAGATACTACTGACAGCTTAAAAGGCATGCGCGACACCATTGGTAGTGGCTTAAAGTCTGCTGGTGAAGGCATTGGTAGCTACTTAAAAAGCCTTGGAAACCGTGAAGAAAAACATGGCACATACCGCGACTCTAGCGGTAAAGTCGTGAAGTACGCTAAAGGTGGTTCAGTATCGTCAGCTTCTAAACGTGCAGACGGTATTGCCACCAAAGGTAAAACTCGTGGAAGGATGTGCTAATGGCTACCGATAAAACCAAACCAGAATTTGCCGAAGACCAAGACATAAGCGATGTTTCGCTCGAAGATGTATTGGAAGCAAAACGACGCGCAAGAACTATTGCTGCATACGATGCGCTAACCAAAACACCTCCGATGGTGAGCGATGATGTGCGCGCCTTAGTTCGTGGCCAACGCGGTTACGCTAAAGGCGGATCAGTTTCTTCTGCTTCCAAACGTGCCGATGGTTGCGCTGAACGCGGCAAGACCAAAGGCACTATGGTTATGTGCGGTGGTGGCATGGCAAAGGGAAAGAAATGATTGCCAGCCGTGGCATGGGTGCCGTAAACCCTTCAAAGATGCCCAAAGCCGTGAAGAAGGCCCGCCGGGATAACACTGACTTTACGCAGTATGCTGAAGGTGGTAATGTTGGTTTGTATGCAAACATTGCTGCCAAGAAAAAACGTATTGCATCTGGCTCTGGTGAAAAAATGCGTAAAAAAGGCGCTAAGGGTGCGCCCACCCAGCAAGCATTCATTGACTCTGCGAAAACGGCTAAATAATGGCAACCTCCGGAACCTCCTCGTTTAATCTAGACCTCACAGAAATTGTTGAGGAGGCGTTTGAACGTGCGGGTTCGGAGCTACGTTCAGGCTATGACCTGCGTACTGCACGGCGTTCACTGAATTTAATGTTTGCGGAGTGGGCTAACCGTGGCATTAACATGTGGACGTTTGAGCAAGGGACCATTAATCTGGTACCCGGCCAAGCCGCTTATGCCCTTCCTGTAGATACTGTTGATCTCTTGGAGCACGTTATTCGCACGGGCGCAGGCAATGTATCCACACAGGCTGACCTGACTATTTCGCGTATCAGCGTATCAACCTACGCCACGATCCCAAACAAACTTTCCCAAGCTCGACCAATCCAAGTATGGTTCCAACGGCTTGATGGCCAACGCTCTGCAGTAGGAACCACCCTTGCAAGCACTATAACGGCCACAGACACGACGATAACCGTTGCATCGACAGTTGGCCTAGGTACAGCAGGTTTTGTCCTTATTGGAGCCGAAACCATTAATTACGGGTCCATCTCAGGAAACCAGCTTTTGTACTGCTCGCGCGGTCAGGCAAACACAACGGCTGCAGCCCATACATCTGGAGATGCTGTATACCCACAGAACCTCCCATCGGTAACCGTTTGGCCAGTTCCTGACAACAGCATTGACTACCAATTTGTGTACTGGCGTATGCGTCGTATTGATGATGCTGGTAGCGGCGTAAGCACGATGGATGTACCTTTCCGTTTCTTGCCTTGCATGGTGGCAGGTTTGGCATACCAGTTGGCCATGAAAATACCCACTAGCGCAGACCGCCTGACCATCCTAAAAGCTCAATATGATGAAGCATGGCAGCTTGCTGCTGACGAGGATCGGGAAACTGCTCCTATACGATTTGTACCACGTCAGATGTTTATTGGTAGCGCATAATGGGTAATCAATTCGCATCCGGCAAGAAGGCGATTGCCGAGTGTGATCGTTGCGGTCAACAGTTCTTGCTGAAGAAGTTAAAGACTGAGATAATTAAGCA